ACATCTGAACTTACCATCCCCCCCACATGATTGACATCCATCTTCAGGGGTCTCGTCCTCAACCTCAACAATTGAAAAAACAAACATGTTTCCCATAATTTGTTCATACAAACTACTAATATCTTCGGTTCTATTTAAACCATTAATTAAAAATGATAATATAATTATTTGTTTACCTGTTAAAAGATTTCTAATTGGTTCGTAATGAGTGTCTTTTAAAATTAATTGACAAATGACCGATGGAACCTTGGTCCGTAACGATGGGTGTAATTTTTTTGCTAATAAAAATAATTTATATGGTTCCATAATTAATAAATATAAATATAAATATAAATGTAATTATAAGTATGAACAAAAATTATGATTTTGCGTCTCCGATAAAAGATGTTGTAATCTTCTCATTATTGGACGAGTCGATAGGGTATGTGGTTAAAGGAAATTAGTTCTTAACAAAATATAATTTACCTGAGGATATACAATAAGTGAGTTTAGACTTATTTCTATCTTCTCTTAAATTTATATTCTGATTGGATATTCTCGTTTGTACGATTAATTTTGTGGTGTAAATCCCAATTTTTAATTGAAGATTTCTCATCTTGCGCCATCGAATAAAGTTTGGATAATTTTTTCATCATAATTCCTGAAATGTGTTTGAATTTCTTTTCCTCGTAAAGATAGAACTTTTTTTCGTTATTTTCAAATCTCATAACATAGTTAACGATTTTTCTAAATACCTCGTTTTTTTTTCCTTGGAATCCCATAAGTCCCTCAAAGAAATTGTTGGACATTATTGATTTAGTGGTGTTAAGAGTATTATTAACAAGATTAACATAAACTATTCTTAAAATCTCATCAATTTTTTCTTCATCAGTATCAAATGTTTCGTTGGTAAATCTATTGAGTACCCCATCTATTTGAGGTATATAATTTTTTAACTCTGATTTTAACTTTTCGTAAGTGAAATTGTTAATGTCTCTCATCATAGTGTACATTTCACTATTAGTTAAAAAATTGTAAAAATCTTTTTTACTAATTTTACTCGATTTCATTAATGATGAAAATTCTGTCGGTCTAACTAAATTTTCAATACCGTGAACAAAGTAAAGATAATGTAAAAAAACACTAATTGGTTTTATCGGAACCCCTGTTTGTTGTACCCCATGATATCTTGACATTTTAGGAATGGATTCTGTTGGTTTTTTATAATGGTCGTACGCGTGTTTTAATTCGTGAGCCAATGATGCCGTCATAATATCTTTAGAACGTTTACATAACTCAATAACGTCTGAGATTTTTGCGGTTTCAGTTAAAGCGAATTTAATTGAAATTTTAACTTCGTTTGGAGATACGATAGTTACTAGTTTTAATGAACGGTCATTGAATTTCGACTGATGACCAAACGCCATGGAGTAAAGCTCAACAAGGTCTACCTGGTCTACCTCAACAAAATCAATTGACAAACTAATTTCGGTGAAAGTATAATCTGAAATTTTAAAATTGGACTTAATAGTGAAATTATATTCTTCCTTCTTAGAACCATTTAAAATAGGGTCAGTAATCTTAACAATCCTATTAAAACACATGATATATAATCTTTCGGCGGATTCTAAAATACCTTCAGGAACACCAAGAGCTTCGTTTAGTGTGTTTTTAATTATTCCTTTCATAGTTATAAATACAAAATAGTTGATTTATAATCCTAAATCCACTAAGATTACTATAAAAAAACATGAAAAAACTAATTTTATTTTCTGTGTTGTTCTTAGTTATTGGTTGTACTAACAATCATAAAGTAGAACCTAATGATGTCGTAAAAAAATGTGTTATAGACAGTCTTGAGGTTCGTATGGAAAGGTCAACAATTGAGGTCGGTCCGTTTTATATTTACCATACTGATTGTGGTGAAGTTCTACAAACTTGTAGAAATGATATATATAAAATTGGTGATACCATTACTTATGTTTATAAAAGAAGAAAACGGTAATATTTATTACTAAAGAATCAAAATATGATTAATAGAAAAACAAAACAAATACGAGAGGCAAATCTCATATTAGAAAAAAGATATCTTAAAGAACAAGTTACCGCAAAACCTGTAACACCACCAACTCCAGTTGCGCCTGTTGTAACGACAACAACAACTGTTAAACCTATGACCAAATCTGAATTGGATGGGTTAAGTGATTGTTCTAATTATAAGACGGATGGATACACTAAAACTGAGGAAGGCGATTATTATATTTTTACCTCACCTACACCACCAAAAGAAGGGGCGAAACCAAGTAGATGTAAAAAATCAAAAACCCCCAATTAAGGGGGTTTTTTATTTATAAACTATAAACTTCTCTAAACTTAACCCCTAACAAGTCTTTTGCTTTAGATACCGCCAAATCCTTTGTTTTCATTCCCATCTCAATTAATTTGTTAGAATGATATAAACAATAATCAGTCGAACCTACATCCATTTTTTCGCCTCGACCAGAAGCTTTTTTCATTGAATCTTTTGCGTAAACATCGTAGAAACCAACTTTACAGATGTAACGACCTTTTTGAGTGTCTTTTCCCATTTTTCTTTTTTTATAAATATGTTATTGTTTAATACTTTAATTGAATACAAATGTATGTTATTTATTCTAATAATCCTAATATTTATCTATAAAGTTTTTAAAATGAAAAGACTTTATTGTCAAACAACTTTCCTATTTTATTTTTAATAACTATATTTTTTTTAATGAAACAGGAGTTTGTATTAAAAATGTTAACGTCTTTATTTCCCAAGTCCCAATTAAAAATTGTCTCTTACACATTAATGGACAGACAACAATTGAATGAGAGTGGTGAGTGGGTCGATGATACTCCCGCAATTTTTATTGATATAACTTTTCCCGAGGATAGTGAGACAAATGAGGTTCTTAAAGACCTTTATTTAACAGATTACCTATCAAACATGACAGGTTTTGAATTTGCGGTAACTAAGGTATAGGAAAGTTGTTTATTAATAATCTTTTTACTACTTTTGTAAAAACTAATATTCTATGAAAAAAAGTGTTCTATTCCTAATTTTAACAGTATTTCTATTTTCTTGTCAGAAAGAAGAATTAACCCCAAACAATAATAACAATCAACCAATAGTTGTTCCTCCTTATACGGGGCCGACAACAACACCACAAACCGTTGTAGGCCATACATGGGTAATCACTCAGTACAGAGTCGGACAATACGGAACAATTTTGCCATTAAATGATACTTTAACTTTTGATAATAATACAAATTATCATTACAATTCTTATGCCTCCACATATAGTTTCTATTGTACGGGGTCAGTTTATAATTTAACAATGAATTATACTCCGTTTGGTAATTTAAGTGGTAACATAAACGATAATAATATTATTTTGGGAAGTATTCTTGGAACTCGATTTGTCGACATCTCAATAGGGTCGTCTAATACTACAGAATATTATTTATGGATGGAAAAATTATAATAAGATGGGTGACGAAGAAACAAACAAGACTAATATGAAAGGAATATTAAATAAAATAAATTGTAAGTGGGTAGTAAAACAAGTGATTAAGGAAGGAACACAGGCTAGACTAATCAATATGTATCCTTTAATAGATAATGGCCATATAGATGGACTAGCATTATATGACTCTAATGAAGGGATAGAAGTAGACTTTGAAATAGTCATTGATATTGACAACAACGGACCTGAGCACTTTCCTAAATTTGCAAGGATACTTACAACTGAAGAAGATGAATTAAAGGATTGGGACGTTACTTTAATGGATGGTTTAGAAAATGAGCCATACGTTTCAGATGACTTTCAAATTGGACCTGACGGTGCTTACGAACACACTGAGGATATAAAATCAACAGGAGTGTTTGAGGGAGAAGCAAAATGGCATAGGTCGGCTTACATTAAACTTGAGAATAACAAAGTAATATTTGACTGCTCTAATGAAGAGTACGGTCCAATAGTATTTGACATTGAATTATTAAAAGACGCATTAAACAAACATATAAAATGACACCAAAAGAAAAAGCAAAAGAATTAGTTGATAAGTTTTCAAATGAATGTCTATTGACAACAGATGGAGGTAAGGTTGCTGCCTTAATTGCAGTTGATGAAATTAAAACTATACTATACAGTCAAGACTTAATGATACGTTATGACTATTGGTTTGAAGTTAAAAAAGAAATAGAAAAACTATGAAAACAAAGACGAACAATCTCTTGAGCTTTGCCAAGAAATTCAAGTAACAAAAAAGAATTTATTATAAAAAAACAAGGATATATGATGAGTAACGAACAACGAATAGAAGAAATGTTACATCACGCCTATGAGCGAGGGTATTATAAGGAAGTGTTACTCAAAGTATCGGAATTGGAAAAACTTCCTAAAAAAATGGATTACTATGATATGTGGGAATTTGCTTATAGTGAGACAAAAAAAGAATGGATTGAAAAAAAATGATTGGGAAGATTTAACTAAAAATTTATATGAAAAAATTAATTGATGTTTTAAAAGAGTCCAGAGGTCAGAAATTTGAATACGGTGGTGTAATGTTATATTTCACATTCCCTGAGATTACTAAAATACACGAAATGATGGACCCTGACGACATTTATTATGAAGAAGGTGATAGAAGTTTCGGATTAGAAGATGAGCCCCACACAACCCTTCTATTTGGGTTACACGAAGGTGTTACAAGTGAAGATGTAAGTGGAGTTTTAAATAATTTTAAATTCGGTACCTGTCGAGTTAGCGACGCATCATTATTCCAAAATCCTCAGTTTGATGTTTTAAAATTTGATGTGTCTGGAACTAACCTATATAACGCAAATAGAGAACTTAAAAAATTTCCTCATACAAGTAATTTTCCTGATTATCATCCACACTTAACTGTTGGATATTTAAAACCAGGTCGTGGTAAAAAGTATGTTAAAAAACTTAATGGTCTATCATTCGGATTAACTCCCGAATACGCGGTGTACTCTAAACCAAACGGAGACCGAGATAAATTGGAGATAAAGGTATCTTAAACAATTTTAAATATACAAAGAGTATTAATAACGCTCTATTATATTTATATTAATATGAAAGTTACCGTTATACACAGAAATTCAGGAGTTGGGAAGGAAGAATATAAATTTTATGATAATTTTATTAAATTCCTACAAAAAGAATATCCTTTAAAAAATGATATATCTGTTGTTTTTGTTGGTGATAGAATTGGTGAAATGACAACTGGTTCTAGAACTCATGATGGTGAATTACGAGTTTTAACTAAGGGAAGAATTAATCGAGATATTTTACGAACACTTGCCCACGAATGGACACATGAATATCAGATGGGGATTTTAAATAGAAAACGTGGTCCCGATATTGGTGGTCAAAATGAAGATGAAGCCAACGCAATATCAGGACAAGTAATGAAAAAATTTGAAAAAAAATATCCTAAGATTGAAAACAACATGTATGATTAGTAATTGTTTAAAATTAATTTGTATTTATTAGATATGGATAGGTTAACCAAAAAAGAAATGTTGATTGTCAAGTTTATTGTCGCGCAAAATTCCCTTGCAACATTGGAAAAGGAATTAAAGAATTACCGTGTTAGTGGTATTGAGCTTGATAGTGTAATTGTTGTTTTCAGATATTTTTCTATAGATAGAAATGATGACGAATATAGTATACAATACTTAAATTATTGTGTGAAAAATTACGATAACATTAAGAATGAAGATTATTCAAACCCCATTGAAAGAGCAATAAAATTTAGGATTGAGGCCGACTCGATTGAAAGACAAACAATATATAAAACCTATACGGTTCACTATATAACAACACCATCGTTAAAGGATGCCGTTTTTAAAGAGATTACCGATAATAGATTTTGGGATTACGAACCTGATGGAGAAATTATGGATTATGGTGATACTGATATAGATAGTCTAATGTATAATGACCCCGAAATTAGTGATGGTGACCCATTTATAATAAAGTAAGTCAGTATCTCAATTAAGAGACACTAACAACTTCTAAATCAAAAATTAATTTCTTACCTGCTAATGGATGATTGGCATCAATCTTAACCAATTCGTCACCAACTTCAATAATCTTGATGATTACAGGACCTTGAGGACTCATTCCTTGTAATGTTTCTCCAACTTGAACTCCTTCAGGAACTTGAGTTTTTGGGATTTCGGTAATCAATTCCTCTCGGTATTGACCGTAAGCATCCACAGACTCAATTTCAACTGTTTTTTTCTCGCCTTCAGACATTTCAAGTAACCCCATTTCAAAACCTTTGATTAGTTTACCCTCGCCTAAAACTGCGGTTAATGGTTCACGACCCTCAACTAGTGAAGAATCAAATACGAACCCGTCTTCTAATCTACCTGTGTAATTAACTGTTACGGTGTTACCGTTCTCAATTTTTTTCATTTTTTTATAATTTTAAATAAATATAAGAACAAACAAAACAATAATCAAACATTATTTTGGTATTTCTATTAAATCATATGATGTTATTAATGTTACCGTATTTTTTTCTAACCCCGTATATTTTAAAGACTCCTCAACTAAAAATTGTAATCCCTCAACATTACTTTCCTCAAATAGAACAATGTCAGTCAATTTCAAAGTACAATCAACTTTATAGGTTTTTGTTGTGGTACAGTACTTAAATTCATTAACCTCAACTAAAGTTCCCTTACCGTAAAGTAGTTCTAAATCTTTTTGAAAGACAATGTTTAGTAGGACTGTTAAACAATTTCTCATATCTTTATAAGTATAGATGTATTTATTAGTATGGGAAGATTAATTATAACCGAACAAGAAAAGAAAGACATTCTTGATAAGTATCAAGACGATACTGACCCAAAAATTTTAACGTACCTTAGAAGACACTGTCCTGTTACGGTAATTGATGCCGAATTTTATAAAGGTATGCACTATGTTTTAATAGATGATAAAGCATATATTGTTGAAAAAAACAAAAAATACTTAGTTAGTAAGATATATAATTTTATATCTGAAGACTTTCCCGATTATGATGAAAAAATAGTAAGACGTACTATAAAAAAATTCTTGGATTTAATAATAACCAATTGATGTGTTAAGATTTTTATCCTATTATTAATTAAAATCTCAAAATTATGTTTTTAAATATTATCTTAACTTTATTAGTCGTAGTACTATTAACTATCACAATTATGTTGTATATTTGGTGGAAGAAATTTGGTAAAAAAATGTTCGACTCTATGTCAAATATGAAGAATCTTATCCCAAAAGACGGTGGACAATTACCAAATAACTTGGACATTAACCAATTATTTTCAAGTCTTACTAAGATTAATCAACAATTTAAAAAATAAACTATGGAATTTATTAATATTCAAAACGACTACACTTGGGTTGTAAAAGTGTTAGAATCTTGTTTAACTGAATCTCAAATTGATGCTTCCGAAAAAATATTTAAACAGTTTCTTGAGAAGTGGGAAAATGAGTTACCTAATGAAAGACGAGAAAAATTAATCTATAATTTTGATAAATTAGTTAAGTCAAAGTCGGTTGAAATAAGAAAAAACCATTCCCCAAACGTATAGTATACGTACTTTTTTCAAGTTTTATATATTTATTGAACACTATCACTCTCATCTGAGAGCCTCTATATATCCATGAAAAGGTCTGTTATTTTTTTTACAGACCTTTTTTTATTGGAAAAAAATGATTACCTTTGTAAAAAATTAAAATTATGGAAGTAAGATTTGCAGATTCTTTTGGAAAGAGTCTTAAAAAGTTAATTTGGCGCGAGTCAAAAATTTATAAATTCTACAATTTTTTCAGAAGAGACATCGGTCGTTTTGTAAAAAATGTTTGGCGTTTTAGAACAGTTCTATCTAATCATTATTGGTGGGACCACCACTCAATGTTACAGTTTATGGAGACTTCATTGGTACATATGTCCGACAATTTAGAAAAACACGGAAACGAGGTTGAGGAATCAAGAATGAAAAAAGTTATAGCAATGCGTAGAGCGATTGAATTAATTCGAAACTACAATGAAAGTAACTACATTAAAATAGCAGAGTCTGAGTTAGGCAAAGTTATTCACCATCCTTGGGAATTTGAAGATATTGAGGACAAACCAGGATGTAGTCGTTTAGTTGATAAAGACACTCCTGAAGAAAAAGTTCACAATCGTAAAGTATATAAGAGGTCTTACGAAATTGAAAAGCAAGAATGGAATGAACTTTTTAAATTGTTAAAGGGTCAAGACCACGAAGAATATCTTAAATTATACGATGCTCAAAGTGAAGATAAAGTTAAAAATGACGACCTTTGGAACAAATGGTTTGACGGTTCAGGAATAAATAATTGGTGGGATTAATAAAATTTTTGTTAATCGAAAAAAAAAACACTATATTTGTAAGATGAAAACACTAAAAGAAAATATTGACTTATTAGCGGTAATCGCGTGGTTCGCATTAATACTAACAATTGTACATTTTGTACAATAAAAACGAACTACAATGGGAAAATTAAAAATTACCTTTATGTCTGATACCCACACTAAACACAATCAAATCACAAAAGATTTACATGGCGGGGATATCTTGATTCATGCTGGCGACATGTCAAGTATGGGTTATAAACACGAAATCGAAAACTTCTGTAAATGGTTTGACGGTTTGGATAATTACGACAATAAAGTGTTCATTGCAGGTAACCACGATTGGGGATTTCAAAACCATCCTGAACAAACTAAAGAGATTATAGAGTTCTATAAAAATATTACTTATCTTGAAGACCAATTAGATATGATTGGTCAAACTACTGAAGATATGGTAAAAATATGGGGTAGTCCTTGGCAACCCGAATTTTATAATTGGGCGTTTAATTTACCTCGCAATGGTGAAAGTTTAAAGGCTAAATGGGATTTGATTCCGACCGATATTGATATTCTTATTACACACGGTCCTGCTTGGGGATATGTTGATAAAGTAATTGGTCAAACCCAAAATTTGGGTTGTGAATTACTTGCCGACAGAATTAAAGTGGTAAAACCTAAAATTCATGTTTGTGGGCATATTCACAGTGCTTATGGTTATTATTTTGATGGTGATACTCACTTTATAAATGCCGCGGTTTTAAGCGAAAATTACAATTATACTAATGAACCTATGACTGTTGAATGGGACCCAAAAACTAATGAATTGGTTTTCCTATAAATTAAAACCCCCATTAATAGGGGTTTTTTTATGACAACAAATTATAAAATTTGTTAAAGTGTTTAATTCTATCATCTAATCCGTTGCTCCCTCCGTTTACTCGTTTTGTTACCGCAGTGACTGTTGCAACATCCGCTCCTTTATCACATATTGACCAAAGTTTGTTTGACTCGAAGAAAAACGCAGCTGATGCTAATGGATATTTTGTCGAAACTAAATCAGGATTTGTTACACAATCTTCACCAATAAACTTAGTAAAGTTAGTGTAATTATCTTTTCCGGTCGTTTGCAAAAAACCGCGGCCACGGAACTTATATCCTTCTTTAGTTGATTCATCACCATTACCCATTCTTCCACCATAAACTCTCGAAGCAATTTTTTCAGGTTGTTTTGCGTAAGACTCTGAAAGATTTCCTGGGAAGTATTTTCCAAAAATTTTCTTTAACCCATCTTTTGAGTAATTTAAGTTTTCATTAACCGCTTTAAAATTACCAGATTCATGCGAACATTGTGCCAAAAAGTGAGCTAATCGTAAATTTGTTGTGATATTAAATTTCGCGGCGGTATAAGGTATTTGTGCAAATACTGCATCAGGGATATGTCCGCGAAGTTTATCAAGGTTAAACGGAATTGATGGAATAGTTATAACTTCTTTGTTTATGAATGCAGATTCGCTAAACATTTTTGACCATGTTGTTGGACCTACGACACCATCGGGAGTTAAACCATTCTTGGTTTGCCATTCTTTAACCGATTTTTCAGTTCCTGGTCCGAAATTACCGTCCTCAGAGATTCCTAATTTTTGTTGGATTTGTTTGACAACATCTCCTGTTGAGCCAATTTTATACATAATTACTTTTTTAAATAAATATAAAGAAAAATTTAAATCTTCTTAACGGAAATAACTTCAACTCCTCGTCCTTTATTTTTTAAGGTAATTTCTTGTTCGTTTGGATATAAAATTCTGTTTGCAATTGTTTCATTAACATCTACTAAGTTTTTAGGAGACATTACTGTAACGATATAATGTTCTTCACCTGAACCTGTAACGTAAGAATGGGAACTAAGTAAGTCTTTTCTACTTGTTGAATAGTGGCACCCAAGTTCCTTTGTGTTAATTTTATCCTCCCCATCAACGGCTAAAATCCTATATAATTTAATTTGTTCTGGTAAATTTTTAACACAATGAGTAATTTCGTCTAATTCTTCTTCGGCGTCCTGTTTACTATACCCCATATCCTTTAGGAGTCTCATCATTCGACCTTTAGTAGATTCTTCTTTAAGTAATCCAATTAATTTCATATCGATAAATATAAAGAGAGAATTATTTACCCTCGCTCTTTCGTTTATTCGGAACTTTTTTTTCAGTTTTATATTTGATTTCGACCTCATAAGGGTTTATCAAACTTTTTTTACTATCGTATTTCCATATGGAAATACTATCTTCATCCTCATAAACTCGTTCCCACTTCCTGTGTACAACTTCTTTTAGATTTGTTTTTTTCGCCATAATACAAAGATACTAAATTTTTCAATAAATACCAAACTTATCAAAATTATGGTTGACAATATCATTAATTTAAATAAACATTGTATTTATAGATATGAAAATTATTGTTAACGAATCACAATATATGACCCTTATTAATGAAGATATGGGAGTTTCCCGAGCTTCTGTCGCCTACGCTAACATAATTTATGAAAAATTGCGGCCTATTGTTATTGAGTTCACAAAAAACAAACAACCTGGTAAACAAAAAATAGTCATTGGGCTTAAAGATTTATCGATAGTGTGGAGACAAGACCTCGAGAGTTATATTGACCTTCCCATTGAGGAAATTAGAATCGATTTAACATTGTTTATCAAAACTAAAAGTCAGATGAATGGAGTGTTTTCAACTGGAGGAGCGGCAGAACAGATAGACTCGTCTGTTGAGAAATATTCGTACATAACAAAACCAAGTAAAGAATTACCAAAATTTTTATCCTCTGAACTTGATGATACATTAAACGCTAAATTTGATTTTGACGTTTACATTAGACAAGATTTTAAAGAAAAATCTATTGATAATTTAATGGCCGATTTACTTGATAGTATTTCACACGAGTGTAATCATATATTGGAGTTTTATAAAAGGTCTTTAAGTGGAGCCAAAGAACTTGATGTGTCATTGAGTTACGCAGGGTCAAAAAATTATAATATCCCAAGGGATATATATGAAGTGTGGAAAGAATTCACATATTTGGTATATTATTCCGAACCATATGAAATGAGGGCAATGGTACAAGAAATGTATGGGGTTAGGTTACGAATGCCGTTTGAGAAATTTAAAGAACACAGATATTATGTCGCGGCAGGTGTTATGGAAAAATTTAATGCGGACGTTATGTTTGACACCTTAGTTAAAAAAATTGAAAAACAAACTCCAAACGATGTAATAACTGTCATGGTAAAATTATATGATTGGTTTATGAAGGATTATTACGCACAATTAAAATTTCAAAAATTACTCCCAAATAGGAAGATTGAAAACTCTGCTCATATATTAGACTTAATGAAAGCATTCCAACCGAGAATCAATAACGCGGGTAAAAAACTGAAGAGAAAATTCCACAAATTATATTCCTTAGACCCATCTTAGTTAGTCGGAGACATTTTAATAAATGATGTTTGTCCTTGACACATTAAAATTTATTAAGTATATTTTGATAAAACTTATTAAACTATGGGAAAAATAATAGGCGTGGATTTAGGAACTACAAATTCGTGTGTTGCCGTAATGGAAGGTAACGAACCAGTTGTTATTACAAACAGTGAAGGAAAAAGAACCACACCTTCAATTGTCGGATTTATTAATGGTGGTGAAAGAAAAATTGGGGACCCTGCAAAAAGACAGTCGGTAACAAACCCTGATAAAACGGTCTACTCAATCAAACGATTTATGGGGTTAACATTTGACGAAAGTAAAGGTGAGGTTGGTAGAGTTCCGTATAAATTAGTTAAAGGTGAAGGTAACACTCCAAGAGTATCTATCGAAGATAGAATGTATTCGCCACAAGAAATTTCGGCAATGATTCTTCAAAAGATGAAACAAACCGCTGAGGATTATTTAGGAACAGAAGTAACTGAGGCAGTTATTACCGTACCTGCGTATTTTAACGACTCCCAACGTCAGGCAACAAAAGAAGCCGGTGAAATTGCGGGATTAAAGGTGTTGAGAATTATAAACGAACCGACTGCCGCGGCGTTAGCGTATGGACTTGATAAGATGTCGAAAGAAATGAAAATCGTTGTATTTGACTGTGGTGGTGGTACACATGACGTATCTGTATTAGAACTTGGTGATGGAGTGTTTGAAGTATTATCTACTGATGGGGATACTCATTTAGGTGGGGACGACTTTGACCAAGTAATTATCGATTGGTTAGTTAGTGAGTTTAAAGATGAAAATAATCTTGATTTAACTAAAGACCCAATGGCATTACAAAGATTACGTGAGTCGGCTGAGAAAGCGAAAATTGAGTTATCGTCAACAAACTCAACTGAGATTAATTTACCATACATCATGCCTGTAGACGGTATTCCAAAACACTTAGTTAGAACATTAAGTAAATCTAAATTTGAGAAGTTGGTTGATAGTCTTGTTGAGAGAACTATCGCACCTTGTAAATCGGCATTAAAAAATGCAAGATTAAAAACAACAGACATTGATGAGATTATTTTAGTTGGTGGTACAACACGTATTCCAGCTATCCAAGACGCGGTTAAAAAGTTCTTTGGGAAAGAACCTTCAAAAGGGGTTAACCCTGATGAGGTAGTTGCTCTTGGAGCAGCAATCCAAGGTGGTGTATTGGCGGGTGACGTAAAAGATGTGTTGTTATTAGACGTAACACCATTATCTTTGGGTATTGAAACGATGGGTGGAGTATTCACAAAACTAATTGAATCAAATACAACCATCCCGACTAAGAAGTCACAGGGTTTTTCAACGGCAGTTGATAATCAACCGTCAGTTGAAATCCATGTACTTCAGGGAGAAAGAAGTATGTCTAAAGATAACCGTACTATCGGTAGATTCCATTTAGATGGTTTACCACCAGCAATGAGAGGTGTCCCTCAAGTTGAAGTTACTTTTGATATTGACGCTAACGGTATTATAAACGTTTCGGCGATGGATAAGGCGACAAACAAACAACAATCAATTAGAATTGAATCTTCTTCAGGATTATCTAAAGAGGAAATTGAAAAAATGAAACAAGAGGCCGAAATGAACGCTGAGTCTGATAAAAAAGCAAAAGAAGATGTTGATGCTATCAATATTGCAGACAGTACAATTTTTAACGTTGAAAAATCGTTAAATGATTTGGAAGGTAAAATATCCGAAGAACAAAAGTCTGAGATAACTTCAATTCTTGAAAAATTAAAAGAGGCTCACAGTAAGAAGGACGTAGAATTATCTAAATTATTAGTTGATGAGGTAAATATAAAATTCCAAAAGATTTCACAGGACTTATATGGCCAAGTTAATGACCAAACAGGTGATATGGAGTTTAATGGTTCCGATGTTGAATTTGAAGAGGTGAATAATAAGTAACCTAATCTACATTGTCAAAGAATCCCTGAATTATTTTTAGGGGTTCTTTGTTTGTATCTAATTTTTTTGTATCTTTGAGGTATGAAGAACGAGTTACCATATTGTAAGACATCTGAAGCGATAATCGGTTATAGTGATTCTATGATTGCCAAACGAGAGACAAATGATTGTGTTGTTAGAGCATTTGCGTCTTGTTTCGACATACAATACGATAAAGCACATAAATTTGTTAAAGAGAAGTTTAATCGTGTTGATAGACAAGGAACATCTCGTACTGTTTGTAAAATGACTGAGATTGCAACCAAAGGTCAACAAATTAACTATAAAAAAGTTAAGTGTTTAGGGAATAAAACAAAACTCTCAAATCAACTTACATTGAAGTATAAAGTCAAAACAAAAGAAGGATTTGTTATGAGAAACATGACCGTTGGTATGTTTACAAAACAGAACCATATTGGGACTTTTTTCATTTTGGTTGACAGACACGCATTCACCATTAAAAACGGAGTTATAATTGGTAATATGGAAGACGCCAAAAAACCTAAACGAGTAGTTAGACACGCATTTGAAATTAAATAAGATGTAGGGGATTAAACAATTTGGTGTTAAAGAAAAAAATATCAAATTCTTACAATAAAAAAAACCTCCTTAGTTGGAGGTTTTTTTTATTTAATTAATTACGTCTTGAGTTGGTTCCTCAGTCATATCGTCCTGTTTTTTTTCTTTTTGGATTTGGTGTATAATATACCCCGAAACCGCAAATTCAATACCTGACCAAATTGCCATATCAGATGTTGTCATTGTTGGTAGTTTTTCAAGTAAAAAATAAATCATGCCCCATTGTGCAACAATAAATGCGATTCCTGATTCGATTCTTTTCTTAGAGAAATAAGATTTCCCTTCTGAATAGATTTTACCAATCTCACTAATAAACCATTTAATGTTTGTCCACCCTAAAAAATAAGTTTTGTTTTTCATAATGTTTTTATTAATAAATATTTACATTTATTGGTTTATCACTATTATTCCCTCCCGCATAAAAAAAGGGGTAGTAGCGAACTTCCCCTTAATCTTGTTACCATAAAGATAACGGTCCTAAAAGTCCTCTTTCGAGGGTTACTTTTCTTTAACTAACGTTAAACATCTCTTCAAATATTCTTTAGCTCTTGGTGTTGTTCCAGAATGTTTTAATACTTTCTCAATATCTTTAACTAATTCTTCTCCGTGTTCATTTTCTTTGTACAATTCAATTACCTTATCCATAGCCTTAATACACTCGTTATTTGTCTCGTCATGGTAATTCTTATTTCTAAACCCATTGATATGATTCATTAAGTTGTATGATAAATGTTCTCCACCATCGTTAACATCATGAAGTCTTAAGGTTTTTAACATATCTAAAGTATCAATCATACCATTGATTCCTCCATCTCTTTTATAAAGACTTGAGGTGTAATTTTTAAAGTTCTCAGAAGGACCAACAATATGGTCTAATGGGATAATATTCTCAGGAACACATCTTTGTTTTTGTTCACCGTCTTTTTTAGGTTCTATGCGTTGTTCTTCTAAAATATGTTGTCTAATTATTTTACGAAGTTTTTGTGCGTCTATGATAATTTTTTTCATTTGGAATTTCTTTATTTATAAATATTCATTTATTCTGAATTATTCGTCAGAGTCGATATTTATAAAAGGATATGTCCAATTACGGGTAAATCAATAAAAAATAAAACTAATTACATGGGAGATGGGGATAGTAATAAGGACATGGAGGAAGATATTTTTGGGAAACCTATCTGTAAAGTTTCTCATGATAGCAATGTTTTTCAACCCTTTTGGGTTCGATGCGATACAGTACTATCTCTATACTTTGACAGGGAGTTTGTGGTACGCAAATCTAATTTTGTATTGCGTATCGGGACTATTCTTTGGATTATCTTTTTATTTTCGAAAATTATCTAAATAAAGATTAGTTTTCTTTATTTTCATCTATTGGCGGCAACACTAATTGTAACCAAATATCAAATATCAATAAGTAACCCCACCAAGTTAATTTATCTATTGGGTATTCCACAGGATTTGATTGAGTTAGATACAGTAAGATAACTAACTTATATATAATATAGACTCTTGATACTAATAGTACGAACCCTAATACTTTTAAGAATTTTTCCATGTCTTTATAATTTGATTTCAAAACGAGTCTTCATTATTTCAATTTTATCTTCAGGAACTCCGTGTTGGTTTATTCCACCATGTCTATTTTCTACGATTATCGAAAAAATTTTATACCCATATTGTTTTGCCAATTCATAATAACGTTCCATTTCCCACTCTTGTGTAAACGTATTAGATACCACGATTTCTCGATAAAATTGGTCGTTTACTAATGAATCCTTCATATAAGTTTCCACTCTATCTTGACAGAATTTATGAGCGTCTTTGATTTTAGAAACGTCAAATTTATATTCACCCGTTTCTTTATCAATAAAATATTTGTCCGCCTCACAAATTAAAAAGTCTTCATCAACTAATTTTTTTGCAAATTTTGATTTACCTGACCCCGGTCAAGGCACCCCCCTAACAAGAAACAAACTCTTTTCGGGGGGTGCAATATTTTTTAAAGTATTCACGTATTTATTGTTAGAATTATTATGTTTTAATTAGATGTCAGTTATAGATTCCTTATTATAGGAAAATTTTAAGCATTTCGGTTACTTTAATCGTAGTTAGACAGACTTTAACATACATGTCAGATAATATTTTAGGGTAATGTTTCACAACATTAAATATGTTGATTATTTATTAAATCTTTTTAATGCGTTCTCAGTAATAAAAATAAATTCAGAGTCTTTAAACTGCTCAAGGGTTAAAGAATTTGTGTAAGACATTGCGGACTTTAAATAGTCTTTAAAGTTATCAATCCATGACCCTAAAGTGTACTCTACCTGATTATATTTGACAATTCCTTCTGACGTTGTTAGGTTCTTTCCACCCCATTTTTTTTGTACTTCTTTAGTACTCATCCCTCTAAACTCTTTGTAAAAATACTTTCTAGTTTTTGGGAAGGTTCTCCAAAGATATATAGAACGTCCCTCTGACAATGTAATTAATTTGAATAATTTAGTCGGGGAACAGGATTCAAGTGTTTTGTTTAATACTCCTCCTAACATTACATAATCCGCACCAAGTGCCAACGCTTTAATTATGTCATCGTAATTTCTGAAACCACCATCAGCAATTATCTTAGTCGTATAGTTACCCTTTTTTTTGATTTGATAACATTCGTTAATCAATGATGCCATTGGGTAATGAACACCAGTATTTGCCGATGTTAAACAACCACTTCCACCACCGATACCAACACGAATAAAATCAACACCAAGTTCTGCAAATTTTTCATAGGTTTTTGGGTTTGCAATATTACCAACAATCAATCTATGTTTTGTGGTTGTTCTAACTTCACAGAACTTTTTACATAAGTCGTATAATTTAACCATATGGCCATTTGCGATATCGACAAGAATATTAATTTCCTCATTTAACTCATTATCACCATACCACTCAATAACCTTTTCAAAGTCGACTAAGGAAATTGATGAAAATGTTCTACCCCCATGTAAAAATCTTGGTAAACAGACCTCCAATTTTTCGTCTAAGAATAAATTGTAATTTTCTAAATCAACTACCGTATCCATTGGGGACACAAAAATTGGTAATTTATTGTCTTCAGTAAAAATATCGATTTGTGACCGACTATTAATTGAGGAGATAGTTTCAGGAACTAATGTAATATCTTTAAAGTCAAATTTCTTATTCATGATTAAAATATAACGAAAACGAACATTAAAGACAACTAAAAGTATTTATTATTATGTTAACAGAAAAAGAAATTGATAAAATTAATGGTGTACTTGAAAAGAAAACATTTAATTATAAAGGAGAATTGATTTATGAAGCAAATGCGGTTGCAGACTTAGATTATCGTTTTAAAATTTTAGGGTATAAAAAAATGATTAGTGTTGGGGATTATTATGATTATATGAAAATATCTGTAACTTTATTTAACTTTAAAGATAAGTTAAGTCAACTTATTTTTCAGGAAAATGAAGACCATAAAGATAAATTTTTTTGGAAAAAGTTTTTTGAGGACAGTTTATGGTTTTTGAATAACCAATTAAGGTTTGATATTAAAAGTATTATTAGTATCTTTGATTCCGAAACCAGACTTGTTATTGAAGAGTTTTCTATTGAATTACCTGAAAAAAAAAAGATACAAGAACAAATGACAAGATACGCAATTAGAAATGTTGTTAAAGACATTGTAAAGATTTTAAAAACCGAAGAGGAAGGTGAGTTTACCTTACCTGATAACGACTATGGTGGTGGGTATAAATTCAATAAGTTCCCTGTTGAATTTTCTGTCGACCTATATGTTAGTTATGACGATAGTTTTGATGGGTATAAATTAAACGCCCAATATTCACATGAGGACGATACTGTTGAGATTAGTATAGTATATAATCCATCAGATTTAAAAACATCGTTATATGAGATAGTTGGTGAATTGAACGAGGTGTTAGCCCATGAGTTGGAACATTCATTACAAGGATACCGAGGAGAGTTTGATACTGAAGATGATGAAGAGAAAACAGATTCACTAAAATATTATTTACAGGACCATGAAATTCCTGCTCAAGTCGCAGGTTTTAAACGACTTTCAAAATTACAAAAAGTTTCGTTTGAATCGGTTGTTCGAAATTGGTTTAAAACTCATGGAGAATTTCATCACTTAAATGATGATGAACAAGAAATTGTGATTAATAAATTGTTGGAGGTCAAAAAGACTTAATTCTTATTTCGGAATCGTTTAATCAACTTATTGATTAATTCTTTTAGAATAACCCCTGAAATAGTTAAAAGACCAAACCCCGCCAATCGTTGTGCAATATGAGACAACTCAAACGAATTGGGGTCGCCTTTTCCCAAATTATATAACATTGGAATTAATGGGATTATAAATGTGTAACTCATGATATTAGTTACCTTGTGAAACGTTATACCTAAACTACCAATAAAATCTAAGAAGACCTCTTTCAATTCTTTACTTTTTGTTAAAACTGTTTTAAACGGTTTTATTAACCCCTCTTCTTTTATTTTGTCGAATATTTTAGTAACAAATGTTTTATTGTCGATATAGTAAGATGCGATAACCCCCATTAAGATTAAACTAATTTCAAGGTCTGAAAGTTCAGGATGTCTACCAGCAAGATAGTCCTCCAACGGACCAACAAAACCACCGATGGTTGCTCCCCAAGTGATTAGAAACTCTAAGTTAATTCCAACTTGTTGTGTAGAATCTTTAATGATTTTTTTTACAAATTCGTAATTTTGTTTAATAATATCACCAAGACCACCGACCGATGATTCAGACAACAATTTTCTTTTTTGTTCTTCTGTAATTAAAATGGTGATACTCATAGACTAATAAATACTTTGTTTATATTTATTATCATAACAATAGTGAAAAAATGATAAATCCTAAATTAAATGTTGGTGATAGAGTAGTCTTACTTCATATGGACGGGGAAACTTCCGTATCGCCTGGAGAACAAGGAACCGTAATTTCGTATTCAATAGTGTTCGGTGATGACCAATATACCGTATCATGGGATAGTGGTAGTAAATTAGCCTTAATATCAAGTGTCGATTTATGGGACACACCTAAAGATAAAAAAAAATCTACCCCTGTTGAGGAAAGAGTAATAACTAAAAAGAGTATTACAGAGATTGACGACCAAAATAGAGTTTTCTTAAAAAACATCGATATTTTTAAACACTTTAATATGAAGTTTTTAAAGAGTTATTTGATGGACATTGGAGAATCGGGAATCACAAATATGTTAGGGGCGGCACCATACCTGTATATGGGTAAGGATAGAATTAAACACGAATTCAAATACAAAGATATTGATGAGGATTTGATTGAAAAAGTTTTAGAAAGGTCAGACCAATCCCAATCGGAAATGATTAATGGAACAATTAAAGCGTTAAATGCTCAAGGAAAAGAAGGAAGTCTTGAGAATATTAATACGTACATCTCAAGATATGCTACCAAAGTAATCGAGACTTACATTCATTTATTCTAAAATAAAGTCCCATACATCATTTTTTTTAACCGGAAGAATCTTTAAATCTAAAAAAATAGGGTTAGTTTCGCCAGCGTAGAGTCCTAAAATGTTATAATCGTAGAATTCTTCAGACTCTTGTTCAGTCATTCCGTCTCTAATTTGTAATATAGATAAAATTTTATATTTTGAGTAAAGTATTCTTCTACCATTACCAAATTCCTCAACAATACCAATAATTGCTTCCTCTAAACCGTCTAATAAGATTGCTCCTTCTGCGTATTCGTCTATATCTATTTTCATACTTTAAGGATATAAAAAATATTTCATCAAATCAACATATTTATATTTAAAACCAATCGTTATGAACCAATATTTTTTTAAAATGACAAATGAGGAAAAAACTAATATTCTTGACCAACATAAACATGTCTATGATGGATATGTAACAAACTACTCCAAACCAAACGAACAACCATTGTACGTACAAGACTTTGCAAACGACAAAGGAGGAATTACCATTAATAATAAAGGTAAAATTACAACATATAAAAATATGGGGATTAATGAGAATATTCTTGAAAATGAAGAAGAGGACCCTTACATGGTAAGTGTTGGAGAACAATTGGACATGATTGGTGATGGTGACGATGATTTAGAACACGGAACGTTTAGTCATGATGACCAAAACGATAGATTTGTTGAATGTCCTCATTGTAGTGGTAAAGGTCATGATGAATTCACTGATAGTGAATGTGAATGGTGTGGTGGGACAGGAATGTCAGATTCGTTTGATGATGAAGAAGAAGATGAATACGGTGGGTTTATGGATGACAAAGAAGACTCTTTTGATGACATCGACACATCCAATTTATTAGGTTCAAATGACGAAGTAACTATTGACGATTTACAAGAACAAGTTAATAAATCTTTAGATATGTTTAGAAGATTTAAAAATCTATAACTTTTCAATACTTTTGTGATATTTCTTATGTATAATTAAATAATTTAAATTACAAAAACATGGAAATTAAAGAATTAGTATCATATTACTTAAACGATTTATCAAAAACTCTTGACGTAACATTTAGAACCACTTTAGATGGTGAGGACGAAATTAGAGAAGATAAGATTAACTTTGACGAAATAACCAATTTTGGGTATGACTTTGTTTCGGACACAACAGATAACTACAGAGCATTACTCGATGAAGATTATGAGGACGATGACTACGAAGAAGATAAAATATTCGTTGACGACCAAGAAGTTACTTCATTCTTAAATGAATACTATCTAATTTACCCAACCAAACTTCCTGACTCAGAATTATTTTAAGGTCCAACCCTTGTTAAGTATAGTGTAACGGATTCGTCAGAACCAGAACTACCACTTGGCCATAACCCAGTTGTACGTAATGTTAAACTTTCAAGACCATCGCTTAGAATTTTAAAAGTTCTTGAGGATGAGTTAATATTAAGTTGGATGTACCCTAAATCATATATTGAGTAATGTCCAGCCACTGTATAAAAGTATTGGTATCCCCAATTTACTTGTCCTGACGGCAATGTAGTTGGACAAAACGAGATAACACTGTAATCAAAATGCCATTTGGTAAATCCAACACTAATACTATCCATAGGAAAAATATCGAGATGGTTAATATAAACACTTCCTGGTTGGTAAGTTGTGTCTTCAGGAGAACTTGAGTTCTCAACTTTAGAGTACGTTATTCTATCAACAATATATTCGCCACTTAAACTTAATGAAGTTGGCTCAGAATATTTTAAACAAGACGTTAACAACGTCACACATAAGGAAACAAAAATTAGTCTTTTCATAGTTATAATTTATTATTTTACAAATATACGTATTTTTTTGAAATAAAAAATATTTATTGCTATGATAAATGATGTTGACTATATAATTTCCTTAATGAAACGGTATACCCCAAAAGAAAATGAGGGAGAACTTGGGGAACAAGACGCCGCGGCATCACCAAGTGGTGGTGGTGGAGCCGCCTCCGAATACCCAACAGTAACCAAATGGGAGTCAGGTGTTGCAAGAATAGGTCCAGCAAATCAAATAACTCTTACTAAATGGAAGGATATTGTTAAAGTTAATCGAGGAAAGTCGAATACTTTATTATAAACCATGATATTTATAAAAAAAAGAAAAAATGGGATATAATAAAAATATTTTAATTGAAGGTGAAAAGGAACATATTTTATCTTTATATCATGGAGATAATAATATTAACTCGATTGACTTTGTAATTTCAGATTGGGTATCACCTGATGATAAGTACGTCATATTTTTGGATAACCTAATCGATGTTCAAAATAAAAAGTTATTAGGAAATATTTGGGAAAATTTTGATAATTTTAAATTATTTTTAAAACATTCTTTTGAAGTTTCCGATAAAGTACCAACCATAATTAAAGAAAGTGTTATTAACAATATTAATAAATTATTATTAACCGAATCAACACAAGATTACAGTTATTTAAAACCTTACGTTAAAGAATTAATTCGTGAATTTGATGTTATGGGTGGTATAAAAGATTTTGGTCATTGGGGAGAAGAACAATTAACAACGGCAATAACGGGAGTCACAAATTTTGCTAAAACGGTAGGCTCAGGTGCCGTTGATTTTGTAAAAAGTATATCTAAAGGAGATTTTAGTGCGGCTCTTAATATTATTGGTAAAGGTGTGTTATATCTAATGAGGAGTATTAGAGGTTTTATGTATCATCCTGTGGGTATGGTAATAGATGCTATTTTTGTGGTTTTAGCGCCAGCAACGGTTGGAATAACCGAAGTAATAAAATGGTTACCTTGGTTAGTTATTATTATTTTAGATATTTTGGAAATAACTAATATTGTTCAACCCGAGGAAGATAACCCAATGTGGATGAGATTTGTTTTTTTAGGTATAGATGTCTTGGGTTTGGTAACAACTGGAGTGGTTAGTAAAGGTGCTAAATCAGTATTTACGGGTTTGGGATTAGCAGGTAAATCTATTGAAGAAGGGGCTCAAATTATTGCAAAAAATCCTAAAGCAAAATCTTTAATTATGAAAATGTTACCGGCATTTGAAAAACTTCCACCATTCTTTGAAAAAGCGTCAATATTCTTAAAGAACAGTAAATTAGGTAGTTTTTTCAGTAAGGCTTTTAGTTCTTTAGGGAGTCTGATTACTAAAGCTACAACTGAATTACAAAAATTGATAGGTGTTCAAGGTTCTAAAGCTCTGAAAACTGGAACTATAACTACAGGTCTTTTATATGGTGTTGAAAAATCAGCACCAAGTGTGGTAAGTGGATTTAAAGGATTGTTTGGGATTGAAGACCCCTCAGTTCAAATGACCAAAGCATTACAACAATCAACAGTTGAATCCGATTATAGTGGTTTAGAAATTTAAAAAAACAAAAAATAGATATGAAAAAAATAGATGAAATAAAAAAAATGATTGATTTAGTTAGAAATATTAATGAATCACTTGAAAGTAATAAAAATTTATTAGTGGAAAAGAATCCTCTTGGTACAGTTGCTAGGGAAGGGGCTATCACTGCAAAAATGTTAGAACCAATATTAAAAGATTTAATGGTAGGTGGTAGAAAAGAGGCGACTTTGTTAACTAGCATAGGTGTTAAAGATAGTGATGATTTATTGAAAGTAATAAAAAATGATTTTAAATTCCTTGATATAAAACTTGGAACATTATCGGCTAAAGAAGCGTCAAGCTTAAGAGGAGGTCTTGAATTATCAATATTAAAAAATCCTACAGGTATTAATAAGGAATTAATGGAAGTTGCGGCATCTAATTTAGTAAAAGACTCAAGATTCTTGGAAAAATATAAAGCACCTGGAAATGAACCGGATTTAGTTAACGCTTTAAAGAATAATGGATATTCTGACCAAGCAGCTAAAGAATTAGCTAAGCAAAAATTTCGTCCTAGTCAACCAAAAATAAAACCTATCCCTAACACAACTCCAACACCTATTAACCCTGGTATATCAATACCATCATGGATAAAAGTTCCAGATTGGTGGAAATATGGGTGGACAACAACTAAAAAATGGTTTAAAAGAGCATTGTGGATTGCAGGTTCTGGTGCGGGGTTAATTGCTATTTATCTTGCTTGGAAAACTTTTTATGGCGATGATGACGATTTACCACCTTGTGCTAAACCATTAGTAACAAATGAAGATGAATTTGAAAAATATTTAATTAATGGATATGTTACTATGGGGAAATATACAATTTATCAAGATAAAAAAGTTATAATGACATTGTCAACAGGTGAAGAACTTAAAGGTAAATGGTCTTATAATACAGAAACAGAAAAAATTGTTGCTGATTTTAATGGTAGAATCGTCAATGTGCCTTGTGCACCAGGAACTGAAAATCCTGAACCTGAACCTGAAAAAAATCCTATATCACAAAAATCAAAATATGTTGTTTGCACTGGATTCCCGTATAATTTATATTGTAAAAATGAAGATATTAGAAATGTACAAAAATGTCTTGGCGGAGTGAAACCTGATAGTTATTTGGGACCTAAAACTGAGGCGAAGTTAAATGCGAGTGGTTATTCATTACCATTAACTAAAGAAGTTTATGATAAAATAATCTCTAATTGTGGTGGTACAACAACTACAACGACAATTTGGGAACCTACAAGAACTGGAGCTGATAGTGATGAATATGAAAAATAAAAAAAAACATTAATTAATATGAAAAAAACAATTATATCGGAACAATCGACCCCAAAATTGACCCAACAAAGAACTGTAGACGCTAAAGGGGTTACCCATGATTCACTTTTAGAATTGGCCAAACAATATTGTGAAGGACTTGAAAACTTTAAATTTCACCGTGAACACCCTGTTAATGGTGCTGACGCTTTATCATTCCAAAGACCTGATACAGGATTTAATTTTATTATTAACAATAATAATATGGTTACCAAGGAGAGATACGACACCTCAGCAAAACTACTATCTTCAGTACCTATGGAGCAGTGTCAAAACAAGATAGGTACTCATATTCCATTACCATGGACTGGGCCGCAATTTGAATTTTTGAATAACTTTAAAACAAAAAATAACGACATAATTCTAGAAAAACCCACTGAGGACATTGCGAACGAATACACTCCAATTGACATGTTTGACGGAAAGTTATTCCCTAATAAAGGAGTTGTTTTTCTTTACAAACATTCAAAGATTAGTGGAGTTAATGCCGACCAAATAGAGGCGTTAAAAACAATTTTTAGTGGTATGAGTAAAACAATTGATGAACCTGGATTCAATGAGTTAAGGTACAAACAAGTACAATGGGCTACAGATGTTTTAACAACAAGATTAAACCCTGACGGGGCTGAGATATTAAAACAAGTAAACGCCGCTAGAGCGGCCTCATCATCCCCTAACCCTAAAGATAAAGGACCTCTACGTGTTTGGCCATTAACTGGTACAAGTTCCGTTGACTTAATTAAAAGTGTTAAAACCGCAAGTGACGCTATTAAAAAGGATAGACTAAGTAGAGAGACTTGTCGGTCAGTAATTAAATTCTTATATAAGAATGCAACGAAGGGGGGACAAAACACTGTTGTATCAGATGTGGACTTAGGAGGTATGATAGAAGGAGCAAAAAAATGTATGACACAAGGTACTAAATATTTAAATGGTATTGTGGGTATTCAGAATGAAATTAATTATTTACAAAAATGTAATAGTACTTGGTGTACAGGACCATTAAATGTTAAACCTGATGGTACAAAATGTCCTGTAGGTCAATATTATGATATTGATAGAGGAAGATGTATGGGAACACAAACCAATGAAAACACTCATAATTTAAAAAACCTAATCAGAGAAAGTTTACTTGAAATTAAAAAAACTAAAGAAAAAAATGTTTTAAGTGAGGGTAAAATAGTTAAAGCTAGATTATCAATTATTTCAGAAAATGTTAATTTTAAAACTAAAAAACAAAAAGATAAGTTTTTTGATGAATTACTATCTGAAATGGTTTATTTAAATTCTCAAGGTTTTGATAAACAAGTTATTAATGAAGGGTTTTTTGATATGTTAAAAAGTTTATTAGGCCACTCTCCTGATGCTATCATGGAATATTTTAAAGAATATATGGCTAAATGGTTAGTTAACAATTTAACTCCTATGGACCCTGAAGGATGGGTTGGAAATATGATTATCACTGGAGTAGGTAATTTACCTATCGGAGACATTCCAAAATTAACAGATTGTAATTATTTAACGAAATGGATTTCAAAATCTGCCGCGGAAGGTACGGTTAGAAAATTAACTCACGAAAAAGGTTTAGATGGGCCATTCTATGATGTTCTTAGAAACGCAATTGTTGATATGTTAGATTCGACATCTTTAGGTTCTAAAATTGAAGAAGGTTTAGGAAGTATTATATGTCCACTACTTGGAGGAGTTAAAAATAAGATGAATGTTGCTACCGACACGTTAAAACAAAAAGCGTTAGCGACTTCTTAAAATACCTGTGAGGTAATTACTCACACGGGATAAACCAAACTAAAGAAAGGGGGTATTCCAAATCTAGCAAATTGGGTGTCGAAAGACACCCTTTTGTGTTTTACATGAACAATTATAATATAAGTTTAGATGATTGACAAGAATCAAAACAAAAGTATATTTAATTAATATAAAGAGACTCATATTATGATTGGTGACGAAAAAGTAAAAATAGTGTATTTTGCTTCCTTATTAGAGGATAAATGGGAGGGAATTGTTTTAGAACAATTATGGTCATTAAAAAATTCTAAGATATATGACGATGCTGATGAAATTTATATTAGCTTACAGTGTAATGACCAACAGTTAAAACGAATAAAGCAACATTTATGGAGTAAATTTAAAAAGATTCAAATAATCAATAGAGTTGAAAAAAATATGTATGAATATCCAGGAATTAAATCGGTCTATGATTTATCCCAAAAAGAAGATTCAATAATTTTATATTTTCATACCAAAGGTATGTTTTCTAATGTAAAATATCCTGAAAGGAATATTTTAAGAGGACAATTATTTAAATATACCATTGAAAATTATAAAGAATATTTAAATGAGTTCTTAAAAAATAAAGATTTAGATATTGGAGGAATATTTCCTAGTGAGTATGGGTTTGTATGGTACAATTTTTTTTGGGTTAGGTCAAAATATGTTAAAGACCATCTTAAAATTCCTGAACCAACAAGTCATAGGTATTATTGGGAACGATGGATTGGTTCGGAACACTCAACTAAGAAGGATATTTTAACGTATAGTCCTGCATTAAAATTCCAAAAATTAGGTAATAAGGCTCAATTAAATAAATGGAGAAATACATTTTTCTCATAAAAAAATAATAAAATGAAACATTTAATAGTCACAAGATGTAATTTTAAAGACGATGAAAGGTTTAATAAGTATTTTTCCGCAATGAAAAAATATTACATACCCTCAATAAATTCTCAAACAGATAAAAATTTTAAAATTGCTTTAATAGTAAATCCATTACATTACCAAATAATGAGAGATTCTATCGATAAAAATATTGAGATTTTAATGTTTGGGGACGTTAAAAACGATTATCGAGAATATGTTATAAAAAACAATATTACTATTCAAACAAGGCATGATTGTGATGATTATATGTCACCTAACTATATAAAAAAAATACACGACCTATATGAAAATAATATATTAAAATATGATACGTTTATTTTAAATTTTCATCCATACAAACACGACTCAACAACTGGTAAAGATTACTATCACAGTAGGGATTATAGTAAAGTTTGCTCTATGTTCTCAACACTAATTCAAAAAAACGCTTCAGTGGGGGTTTTTGACCAAGTACACGACTTGTTATCTAGAATAACTAGAAATATTATTTACATTCCCGCAATTGGTGATGTAAAATTAGTTATTCATGATAATAATACATTATCAAAATTAACCGAAGGAGAAAAACCTGTGAAATGATATCAATAATTGTAACCGCACACAATAATACTCTTTATATTAAAGAGGCGTTAGATTCTATCGTAGAGTCTTGCGGAAGTAATGAATATGAGTTACTTCTTGGTATTGATAACTGTGAAAAAACTTTAACATATCTTAACTTAATTAAGGACACATTCCCCCCAAATATTAAAATTCTTTTTTTTACCGAAAAAGTCGGGACGTATATTATACGTAATACTTTAGCATCAATTTCAAAATATGATAACCTATTATTTTTTGATTCCGATGATGTTATGGTAACTACGTTAGTGACCAAGGTTATCGAATCTTTAAAATCTTATGATTGTGTTAGATATGGGTATAGGGCATTCCAAGGAGAACTTACATTACCTATTAATACGGAATTGGTTATGACCGATTCAAATTACCATTCAGGTACTTTTGGAATACTTAAAAAAGTTTTTACCGACTCAAATGGGTTTGAGCCATGGGTTTGTGCTGCGGATGGTGAGTTTTATTGGAGGATGTCCTCCAGTGGAAAAAAAATAAAAACTTTAAATACGGTGGGCCTTTTTTATAGGAGACATGATTCGAATTTAACGGGTAGTGGGGTTACTAGTATGAATTCCCCTTTAAGAAAAAGTTATCACGAAAAAAAGAAAATAAAACAAATAAAAAACCAACATGGCCCTTTAAATCTATTAAAGATTGCTCCTTTTATTGAAGTTAACGATAAAACCTTTAATGAGATTAAATTAAAATATATTAACTTACCTCAAATTACTCCTCAAACAAACAAAGAGATTTCAATAATAATACCTACGTTTAATAATACCGAATTTATGACACAATGTTTATCTTCAGTTATTGAGTCAGTAAAGTCGTTAAATTGTGAAATTTTCGTAGGTATCGATAATTGTCAAAAAACTTTAGATTTTGTCAAATATAATATTTTTGATGATAGGATACGATTTTTTTATTTCCAACAAAATGTTGGGCCGTACATTGTTAAAAACACATTAGTTAAAAATTCTAATTCAAAAATAATTCTATTTTTTGATTCCGATGATGTTATGGGGGAAAATATGGTTAAAGAAATTCTTAATTTACAAATGTTTATTGACTTCGTAAGACCTAAATATTTAAATTTTACTGAAGAAACACCTAAAAATAATTTTGTAAATAAAGAAAACCTTTGGGGTGAAGGGGTTTTTAGTATAAAAAAAGAATTATTCTTGTCTATGAATGGATTTGAGGGATGGAGAACTTCGGCCGACACAGATTTTATGGGTAGGTTATATAAAAATAGTCGTAAGTCGATTAATAGCCCAACAGTCCTATTTTATAGAAGACTTCATCAAAATAGTTTAACCCAATCAAAACAGACAGGTCATGGGTCAAAAATAAGGTCTAACTATAATAATCTTATTAGAGACAAAAACACCTTTGGTCCATTACCTTACTTATGTATCTCACCATTCTATGAAGTTTCTGTTGGTCATATTAAACCTATTGAAGTATTTGATGAAGTTAAACATAAAAAGATGGTGGTTAATGAGGTGGTAAAAAAAATTCTAAGTAATACCAATTTATCTAAAACAAATATTGACTACGATTTAATAAATAAAATTACACAGAAACAAGGCGTTTATGTTCCTGTAAATCATATAAAACCTATTAGAGAAAATAAACCTGTAGATAGAACAAAGATAACCGAAATTAAAAAAGATTCGTTATTATACCAATCTCAAAAATTTGGTGATGTTAAAAAAAGTAAAAAAAGTTCTTCCCCAAATATTTTTAGTGGTAATAATAGAAGAAAAGGTGGTCCGTTACTTTGATTACTTAAAAAAATATTCCTACATTTACAAAAAAGAAAAAATATGTTTGTCATTATTAAACACGTAAAAAATAAGTCAGGAGTTAAAGTCCCTGTAATTTTAATTAATGGACATTCCGAAATTTTGGAGTTTGATACTCTTGAGGAGGCAGAATCTATGAGGTCTCTTTTTAAACAAAACTCTGATTCGGGTTACAAATACGAGTTTAAGAAAATTTAATCATATGGTTCCGTAGTAAAAGGGATATTACCGTAGATTTCTAATCTTCTATTCCTGGTTCGAATCCAGGCGGGACCACTATTTTAATTTATATGGGAAGTCAAGATAATATGTTAGAACAAGAACATAATGAGTTTATTAATAGTGAACTATTTTATCAAATGATTAAAGAGAAAATTGAAAATTCTCATTATCACAAATATGATGGGATTGCCCCTGAAGGGTTTATCATAATGCCAGAACAAACTTTAGAACGACTAAAAAACTTCGATTATTGGGAGGAATGGATACATGATTCAACAACTTTTAATAAAGATATGAAAGAGGATACAAAAAATATGTAATTTTTCTTGGATAGTCAAATCTTTTTTGTATCTTTGTTCTATGAAACATTCCTTTTTAAAAGACCTTGTAATTGTCGGACTACTAGTTTTAGTTATTGGCGCCGCAGATGAGTTGTTGTCAAAACATAACTACAACTTAAAATGTTTGTTGGACCCAAAAACTTACACTAACGAGCCAATACGTACGGTTATCCCTCCTGTAAATGATACGGTATATATCAAAGGATTGGGCGATTTTAACTCATCTTCTCTTGATGAAGCTAAGAAAGTACTTGAGTCGAAATTTGGGGTAACATGTGTAATTGATGGTTCTGAAAAAACTAAAAATGATATGTATTTCGATGGTACTTCTAAATTAGAAGTAAATAAGGTTATCAAAGAATTAAGGGGAAACACTAAAGTTGTTTTCATAACAAACGAATTAATTTATAACAGTCTTTCAGGTCACAATCTTAGAGGGTTTAGTCAACGTGGTAATAAGACCACAATTATTCGTACTAAATCTTTGCGTGAAACGGTTATTCATGAGTTTGGTCACAATTTAGGGTTAGAACACTGTGAAGATAAAACTTGTATTATGGCCATCAACAACGATAAAGAAGATAGTGGCGACTTTTGTGATAACTGTAAAATAAAACTTAAATTAAAATGAAAACTTTTGAAGATTATATTTTTTAAAAAAAATGTTGTGAATATCAAAATTAGTTGTATATTTGTAAAACAAACAAACTAAAACATATACTATGAAAAAAAATATTATGATGGTAATATTAGTAAGTACCTTACTGATTTGTACAACAACAAAAGTAAATGGACAATCCTTCAATAAAGAAACAAACTATAAACTGCAAATCAGTCCAACATTACTTGGAGCAATTGCTGGTGGTGGATTTATTGTAGCGGGAATACTAACAACTCCAGAGAAGAAATGGATTCCAGACAATACAAGTAACTCATCAACGTTCTATGGACAACAAGGACATTGGGGGAAACAAAAGATTTGGGAATCACAAAGTAGAATGGCGGCAATTGTGTCTGGCGTCATGATAATGGGACTGTCTGTAACACTTAGTTTTTAAAATTGTCTGACAAAGACGGTGATGGATGATTGGGGGACATGGTCGGTGAGAAATTGGTGACCTGTCCCCCGTAAAAAATAGAAAGTTTTTTAATAAAAATATTGAAAGAGTGGCGGAAAATAAAGACGCTCAAGCCGTCGCATAGTATCGGGGTTGTTGGATTACTACCCAACTATACGTGATGTAACCCGAGGCCGAAGTCCTTTTATGACAATGTGGGTGAGACCCCCACCTCTTTCACCTTATTGATAGTGGATTTCTACGTTTAACAGATGTTACCATCGTCTAACGGTTAGGACTTCAGGTTTTCATCCTGACAATCGGAGTTCGATTCTCCGTGGTAATACAAACGAGTAAGAGACAAATCTTGTCCTGACCACACGTTTCGGTTAGTTTATCGAATAGTATGTCCAATACGATGAGAAACGGGATTAACTCCGTATGGAAACGTACATAAGCGTATAGGGAGAACGCTTGGGTAAGTCGGCCCGACCTCGTGAGGACGAAACGATTATTCCTAACCTGTAATGGGGACGACCATAATACCTGTAAGCTGGATAAATAAGGGTATTTTTAACTTTTAAATAAATTGTAAAATGGAAGATTGGAATCGTAATGAATGGCAAGGAAAACGAAAAGACCAAATTGAGTATTCAAGAATGGTAACTAGTATTAGTATGGTTTTAATTGTTGTAATTTTTTTGGTTTACGGAATTTGTTATCTTTGTGGTATAAAGTTATAATCACGCTCGGGTGTTGAAATTGGTAAACAAGACGGTCTTAAACACCGTTGGGAAATCCCTTGGGGGTTCAAGTCCCTCCCCGAGTACCAAGTTAGACCCCTACAGGGGGTACGAAACCGTGATAAGTTAGTAGATATGTCTGCACCGACTATCTTTAAAGTACGCAGGAAACGCGCAGATACCTGATGTCGCTAACCAATTTCACGGTAAATTTTGTAGTTTAAAAAACTATGAGTACCTTTATAAAAAAATTTAAAATCTTATTGCGTATATATAGACGATGTCCTCACCCCTGTTGATTTAAGATAAATTTAATAAACTATGAATATTTTCTTTTTAGATTTTGACGTTAAAAAGTGTGCAAAATACCATTGTGACAAACATGTTGTCAAGATGATATTAGAAACCGCACAACTTTTATGTTCATCCCACCACGTAACAGGTGGGACCGCTCAGTACAAACTATCCCATAAAAACCACCCATGTTCAATTTGGGTTAGGGAATCGTTATCTAATTACCTTTACCTATGTGAATTAGGTTTGGCGTTAGGAGAAGAATATACGTACCGTTATGGTAAAAAACATAAGTCTGTTGAGGTGATTGAATGGTGTTTATCAAATAGGCCAAACATTAAAGATGTTGGTTTTACCACACCACCATTGGCAATGCCCGATGAATATAAAGTTGATTCAGTGGTGGAATCATATAGAAATTATTATAAAGGAGCCAAGTCGGAGATAGTTTCTTGGAAAAATAGAGAAATTCCTGATTGGTTTTAAAATATTCTGTGGTTATTAACTATTTATATTAAGAACTACTTTTTATGAAAAAAATATTAATAACCGAATCGGAACGAAATAGTATATTATCAATGTATAAAAACATTGATATTACAACAAAAATTAAACTAACAGAGTCTGATTTAAAGAAAACTGTTAAAAAAGTTTTGAAAGAAGACCCTGCTCCACTTCCTAACATGGAAAACGTTTCATTAGGAAAAGTTAAAGCGGTACAACAAGCATTAGTTAATGCAGGATACTACATAGGAAATACAGGAGATAATGAAGATGGTGTTGATGGTATATTTGGTAAAAATACAAGAGCGGCGGTAATCAAATATCAAGGAGATAATGGTATTAAACAAACAGGTAACGTTGGGACAATAACTTCTGGTAAGTTAGGAGTGTCCCCATTAACTTCGGGAAACCCTTCACAACCTCAAAATAATGGCAAAGTAGGTGACAGTAATTCACAAAACACCACTTACGATAAAAACTACGACTATAAGAAAGAAAACGGACAATACTATTACAAATTAAAAAGTTCGGATAAATGGATTTTATCGACAGGTAAAAATAAGGACGCGATTGCCAGCAAAGTATTTAATAGTAAAGAAAAGAGTACAACAGACAATAAAACAATTGTAACTAAAAATGATAAAGTTGTTCCCAATGATAATATTATTAAACAAAAAGTTATAAAAGATAAGGATATTAATCAAAATATACAAATTAGCCCAACAATTAATCCAGAAATTAAAAATATTATTAATTGGGATAAAATTTCTTCAAAAGACACAACTATGAAAGTTTGTCATCGTGACGACATAAATTGTGCCCAATTTGTGAACGATTTTAGTGATAAATTTAGTGCGGTTGGTAATGCTTGGAATGCTTATGCGAACGACTCTTTACTTGGTCCAACTGTGTATTCGGCGTTTAAAGGTTTAAATAAGACTCAACAAAATTTTATGATAAACACTTGGTTAAATATACATAAAAGCGGTGGTGGAAAAAAGGATGGAAATTATATGAAAGATATCAATAAGTTTGTTAATACCTTAGTTCCAAATTTAGGACAAGGATTTAATGATTTAAAACTTGATGATGTCGTTGGGATTTATTATCCTATTTCACACCACCATGAAGAGGCCTTTTATCAAGGGGGAGTTGGATGGTTTAAAGATGTTAATGGTAAAAAAATTCCTGGAAATACAATTAAAAAGGGTGATGGTTGGGGGATGAACACTCATGTTGGAATTGTTGGGGCCATCAAAGATGGAGTTCCTTTAATTTTTCATAATATTAAAGGAAATGTACAAACTGACCCAACAAATAAATTAAGAATTGCTTGGGTAAAACGAAAATAATGAAAAAATTATATTTTTTAAATGAAGAAGAATCAAATAGAATTTTAAATCTTCATAAAGATGCGACCAAAAGACAATATCTAAATGTTTTAACAGAACAAGAACAATTTTATAAAGGTTCCGATGGTAAAGTTGGTAAGTTAGTGGGACCATACAATTTACCACAAGGTGCGACTAGGATTACTCAACAAGAGTATGATACTCAGATAAAAACACAAACACCAAACCCTAACACCTATCATCAATTTCAGGGATTGGAAGTAACCCCAAAAACTAAGGTACAAACCCCAACTCCAGAACAATTAAAAAAAACTACTACTCGTACCCCAAATAAATATGAAAAATGTGTACCATTAGTGTTTGTTCCTGTAATATCGCACCTTTTATCTCAAGGATACGATAAACAATTTTTAAAAACTTCATTAGGGGTTATTGGTCGTGAAAGTGATTTTGGTGATAGTACACGATACCAAATGACCGCAGCATTAAAATCTTTATGGGCGTATGTTGGCGGTCAAACTTCAGTTGGTTTTGGACAAATTAAACCTGACACCGCAAATAAATATGGTTTAAAAATTTCGGACCTAAATTCGGCTGATGGTTCTCTTAGAGGAGTATATAAAATATTAAAAAATAATTATAATATTGCAATAAATAATGGGTATTCTAATAATAAACCAACCTCTAATTTTACTCAAGGAACAGGTAGCGCTGCTTTAGACATGGCAATTATCGCATTTAATATTGGTGAAAATAAAATTACAAAATATTGTAAAACTAATGACCTCAATATTAAAAGACCATGTAGTATGTCGGGTAAAACAATCCAAGAACAGTTCATTGGGTCAAGTGGTTTAGGCGTTGGTGGTGATAAACCTAAACCGCAGTTCACCGTAACAAAAGAGTGGGTCCCAAATTATTTACCTAATTTTAAAAGTCAAAGATGGGACGGGGTTGATATTTCAAGTCACGGTTACGTAAAAGAAGTTGCCCAAAGAATAAAAGGGTTTACTTGTTTTTAACAAACAACAAAAAAAGGTGGGATTACCCACCTTTTCTTATTTAAAATTACCAACTATGAATACTGACGGTGTTGGGACATTAAATAACTTTCTTGTTAAATCACCAACACATTGGTATGAATAATTGATGTTACCATCTTTTAATCCAATCTCAACAGACGCTCCACCATCAAAAATTAATCCGTTATATACCCCTAATTTTTTACCTATCTCACAAATCTCGGAAACAGTTAAAAATCCAAGGTTTCTTGAGTGAATTATAATTATGTTACCGTTAACGTCTTCACCAACCATTAATCTGTGAGCTTTAATTTTTGCCCACCCTTGATTAAAAATTCTGTCATTTACTCTACCGTTAATAATACCAACAGTGTGAGTTTGTGAAGAAAATTTAAGTTTGCTAGGTCGAGTGTTAAAATAAAATTTAGGTGTTTTACCGTTAGTCGTAAAAAAACCTCCGTTTTTATTTTTTTTGTTCACAACTTTTCCATCGATTTTAACTTCACCTACAGGTGTTTTTCCGAAGTAATTAGCGTTAACATAAAAATTAAAATTTTTATGGCCTCGGTTTGTTACCGAATAATTCATTTTATTTTTATTAATTTTAATCACACCAATTTCACAAACTCTGTTAATGTATTTGTACGCATTTATAACTAAAACTTCAGAGTTAACGGTTTTTTTACTTGGTACGATGCTAAAACTTAAAGTTGTTACAATAAACAAAACTAATAATCCAATTTTTGATAATATTTTTTTCATAATGTTTTAGTTTTATAATACAAAGATAATCAAAAAATATTAACCCACAATTTTTTTTGTGTTTTTATTTTACTTTTTAAATATTTTGTTATTCTTGGTTTTTACAAAAAAAGAGTTAAATTTGTGTAATGATTAAAATACAAGGCGATAGTAAAGGACGTTTTTCAGATGTGTGGATTTTTTCGGACCCACATTACAACCACAAAAATATTTGTCGTGGTGTAACAAATTGGCGTTTGCCTGATGGAACGGTTCCTATTAACCAAACTCGGGATTTTCCTGATTTGGATAAAATGAACGCGACTATTGTTAACAACATTAATGATGTTGTAATGCGAGATGATATATTGATTTGTCTTGGTGATTGGTCGTTTGGAGGATACGAGTCCATCAAAGAATTTTGGGACCGAATTGTTTGTAAAAACATTCACCTTGTTCTTGGGAACCATGACCACCACATTGATAGAAATAGAGATGGATGTCGAGGGTTGTTCAAGTCAGTAGAACACTACAACACCCTTACAATGGGTCAAAACACGTTCAGGCTGATGCACTACCCAATTAGTTCTTGGAATGGTCTTAACAAAGGTGTTATGCACTTACACGGACACTGTCACCTATTAACAAACATGAGATTTGGTGTTGGTCAACGTATGGATGTGGGGATGGATGGTCACCCTGAGTTCCGACCATACCACGTAATTCGTGAGATTGTTCCATTGTTGAAAGATAGACCAATCAAGTCTGATATTTATGATGACCATCACACAGATAAAATAATTAATAAAGATAAAGGATGATGAGTAAGAGAAATAAAGTTATATCGGTTGAATTAAACAACAAAAACAATTTATGGAGAAAGATTTAATAATTTGTACTTGTCATAGTACAGAACACCAAATGGTGGTAATCTATGAAGAAGATGAAAATCACCCAATGGTGTTCATTCATTTTCATTTGAATAAACGTCCTTTTTGGGAAAGAGTTGGGTATGGTTTGAAATATATCTTAGGTAGACAATCAAGATATGGTGCGTTTGATGAAATTATATTAAATCCTGAAGATGCACCAAAGTTTAAAAAAATTTCTGTATATTTGTCAAATGAAAAAACCTTGTAAAGAATGTCCCCACCTTATTCGTAATCGTAATAACGATACGATAGTAGAGTTTGCGGAAAGAACAGGGAAAAGTCATAACTGTCACATGACCAAAGGAAAGAAAGATTTGTGGAATGTTACAGACAAAAAATTAGAGTGTTACGGTAGTAAAAAAGTAAAAAATGGAAAGAAAATTATCCTTACCTTTATAATATGTTAGAAAAATTAAACGAGTATTTTGAAAAAGGGTTGGTGTATAAACAAGTACACCCAACTCTTCCTTTAACTATATGGAACTATACTGAGAAAGTTCAGTATGAAGGTTTGTGGGATGAAATAACTTTACAAACTCGAGGACTTGTAACCGATAACGAAGGGAATGTTGTTGCTCGACCATTCAAGAAATTCTTTAATATAGAAGAAGGAAAATTTGAACCAACTGAAGAATTTGAAGTTTATGAAAAAATGGACGGCTCATTGGGTATTGTGTTTTGGTATCAAGGTCAATGGGTTGTTGCAACTCGTGGTTCGTTTACATCCGACCAAGCAATTAAGGCTAAAGAATTATTAAAAAAATATAATACCGACATTATGTTTAGACATTTAACGTATTGTTTTGAAATAATTTATTAAATTTATCATAAAAATTGAATTGTTTTTGATTATGGTGATATATTATATATAAATGATATTATGAATAAAGAAGCCTTTGTATATAAATGGAAAAATTTAACTAACCATAAATTTTATGTTGGTTATCATAAAGGAAGTTTAGATGATAGTTATATTTCCTCATCACATAGTAAATTGTTTTGGGACGATTTTAATAATTCTGAAATGATTTGGGAACGTGAAATATTATTTATTGGGTCTAAAAATGATTGTTTATTTGAGGAACAAAAAATTTTGAAAGAATTTGACCTTAAAGATTCTAAAATTTATAATAATGCTAGAGGTTCTCAAATAATTTTCACCGATGATGTTTTAATGAAAATGTCGGATTCGGGTAAAAAAAGGTGGAAAAATATGTCTGAAGAATCTAAAAAAGAATGGGGTGAAAGAGTTTCAAAATCTAAAACAGGTGTTAAAAGACCTATAATTGTATCCGAAAAATTATCAAAATTATTTAAAGGTAAATCATACATTGATAGATATGGTGAAGATAAAGCAAAACTTATAGGAAAAAAAATAAGTAAAAGTCATATGGGACAACACTATCACAGTGAAGAACATAAACAAAATTTGAGCAAAAAAATGATGGGTAATGATTTTGGTCAATATCAAAGTGAAGAAACTCGTGAAATAAAAAGGAACAAATTTTTAAATAATAATCCGGGTAAAAATAAAACAGAAGAAACTAAACAAAAAATTAGTGAATTTAAAAAAGGTGTTCCGGCAAAAAATAATAAACCAATTATTATTGACGGGGTTGAATATTATTCATTGGTGGATGCTAGTAATAAATTAACTATTCATCCAATGACAATAAAAGGTAGGGTTGTATCAAAAAATGTAATTTTTAACAATTATCAATATAAATAAAAATGGGTGGTCAAAATAGAATAGTAGTAGATTATGGTGATTATGAAGGGTTAGTCCTATTGGGAACCTTTGATAAGAATGGAAAAGAATATGATGTGGAAATGTGGTCACAGTGGGGGTTTGATGTTGTTAGACGATACGATGGGATAAAAGATTATACTTTCTTAAAGAAAATGATAGCCGATACTCACGAAGGATTTGTGGTTAAATTTTCAAACGGGGAAAGAATAAAAATAAAGGGAGAAGAATATCTTCGTTTACATAAAATAATGACCAACTTATCTACCACCGCAGTTTGGGAAGTTTTAAGTAATGGAGGGGATATGGAAAATTTGTTAAAAGATGTTCCTGACGAGTTTTTCCAAAAAATAAAAGAATATGAAAGAACTCTAAAATATGGGTTTTATCAAGTGTCTGAATATTGCGGAAAGGCTCACGACTATTTTAGATATGGGAAATATAATGATGTGGACCCTGAGCCAACTAAAAAACAGTTTGCCGAGCATGTCATGAAAAATTGTCATCCACCTTACAGACCAGTCATGTTCTCAATGTGGGATAGAAAGCCATATGACCATATAATATGGAGAATAATAAAACCCGCATTTAAAAAACTTTAAAAGTATGACGTAATGTCGTACTTTTTTTGGTTTACAGGTATTTATTAAGAAAATAAAAACTTAATAAATTTATATTAATGTCAAACGAAGTAATTATCGCCTTTATAACAGGAGTATTAGGACCAATAACTATATTATACGTAAAAAATATTTTAAATAAAAGAAAAGTCAAACCTGACATGGTGACGGAAACGTTAAAGGTAAGTGAATTAATTACTACTAAAATTGACCATATTAAGGAGGAGTTTAAGTCCGATAGAGTATGGGTAACTCAATTTCATAATGGAGGACATTTTTACCCAACAGGTAAGTCAATGGCAAAATTCAGTGTCATATACGAATCTGTTAATATCGGAGTAGGGTCAATTCAATCAGGATTCCAAAACATACCTGTAAATCTTTTTTCTAAATCAATAAATCAATTATTAGAAAATGATGTTATTGAAGTTTCAGATTTTAAAGATGAAACAATTGCAACATATGGTTTAAAATACGCGGCGGAAGAGTCAGGTTGTAAATCATGTTATTTATTTTCAGTTAAAACTATTGATGGGAAATTCATTGGGACACTAGGTTTAGATTTTACAAAAAGAAAAACTGCCCTTGATATAGAGTCTATTAATCGTTTATTAGTACACGCAACCTCAATCGGTGGAGTTTTAATGGGACATTTAAATAACCACTAATAAAATTAAAAAAATAATGAAACTATCAAACCCAATACCTAACGGACGAACCTCAACCTCCTACATGTCAAAAACAGTTGAAATTTCGTCATATAACTCTGACACAATATTTAGTCCTGCTCAAGGTACTATTGTATCGTCAGATAAATTAAAATGTGATGGAAATATTAAAATTCAACATTTTATTGATGGTGAAACATATTATTCTAATTTTTGTAAGGTTAATAAAATAATGTCATTTAGAGGTAATCAAGTTAGACAAGGAGAATTAATCGGAACTGTTGGAGATTCCCCAATAGAATATACTGTAACAGATAAAGGCGGAAATAAATTAGACATTAGTAAATTTTTATCGGGAGGATTTAATAAAACCACTAATAAAGATAATGGTAAAGATAAATTACCGACAAACTTTAATTCCAATCGTAATACAACAGTACCCAATCCTTTTATGGATTTACTTTTATCCCCACTATCAATTATAAATAAAGCTTTTTCTGAAAAAAGTAGTATTAGTAAGAAAAATAGTGTTACAGAGGAAATTAATAAAATAAAAAAATTAATTAACCATTAAAAAAAAATCCCCTTATTTCTAAGGGGACTAAACCAATTACTTTGTTTTTACTTTGTTTTAACTGTGTCAACTGTTTGAGTTACCACAGAATCAACGGTGTTAACTAAGACAGAATCAACTGTTGTT